GTTGTAGTTGTTGCTGGAGGTTCAGTAACAATTACCGTAGTAACTGGATTTACAACCGTAGTATTATTTACAGTATTGGTTACATAAGTATTATTTTCAGTTGTATATGTATTATTAATTGTTGTATTAACAATACCTACTGTTCTTCCTTCAAGTCTATTTACCGTTGTCTGCGTATCGTACACCGACCTACTATCTTCTACAGTAGATGTGTATACTTTAGCTACGCGAGTTGAAAGAATTGTATCTTGAACATTTTGAGCAAGACCATTTGCAGAAAATGTTTGTGTTGCCGCGGTAGTGGTAAATGCCGGTCTGTTGCCCACATCATCACACAAGCGGAAAATTTTATCTCCAACTCTGAATTGCCCAGCTGGAATTCTAAATTCACCACACAATCTACCCTGGTCGTCAGTGATTAATGCATCACCGAAAGCCGAATAGTCTCTCCACGTTGCAAAATCTGAATTTGTTGGAGATGTTGTATTAATCGCTCCGACTGGCAGTGGACGGCAATGTTCGGCAACTGCAATTTTATCAAAGAACGGATAAACTCTAGTTCTTGGTTTTAAGCGAGTTGCTGAAAATTTTACAGTAATCGTTCTCATAAACGGAACGATGGATGTATTTGTTACTCTAGCGCCAGTTCTTTGAGTTTGTGTTTCTGGTGTTACAGAAACTTGAACTCCCTGACGAGTTTGGCGCTGTTCTGTTGTAGTGGTAACAAGTTGTAGGTCTGTAGTAAATCCAGTATTTCCACCAGTTGAAATGGAACTTACCGCATTTGTTGTTTCTGTGCTGATAACTTTACCAGTTCCAACATCTTGCCAACTGCCCCACTGAGTTCCCCATGCATCAGCCAGATTTTCCCATGCATCATAATTTCCGTCAAAGTTTGCTGTAATATCGGGAAGTGTGTTTGTATCAACCCAGTTATCTACTGGAGGATCAAGTTGCATATCTCCAAGATAATTAAATAGCAAATCGCCTACGCAATTTCTAGGCTTAACTGCATACGGATTTGATGCATAAGCTACACTGGTATATGGTAAAGTTAATAAATCACCAGTCTTTACCATATTTGAAGAATTTGTTGAATTGTAATGTAGATCAACATTTTCTAAAAAGAAAAATGGTCTTAATTCTTTATTGTCGGGATCAATAGCACAATGGTATTCGGAAGATTTAACGTTACCGATATTGTGTCCAGTAAACGCATCAACAAGAATACCCGACTTGAATCTATCTAGTGTGGCATCCACTGCGCTTGGGATTACCATATCTTTTGCAGATTTTTCCAAAAGAGATAGCGCACTATAATACTCTAATCTATTAATACGCTGTTCAATAACGCCAATATCGCGCATAGTATATCTACGATTGTCCACCAATTTCATCGTCACTCCCATGCTAGGTCTAGAAATAGACTTAGCAACATTTGGAGCTAAAGATGGATACGGAGGAATAGTAATCAATGCAAGAGACATTGCATTATCTGGCTCAACAGCCTCTATCGGATATAATGACGAAACGCCAGAAACTACGCTAAAGTTTCCTTCTCCATCAACAATAACTCGGTCTTTTCTTCCCATGTAGTATTCTAGGTCGGTTGTGAATTGCTCAGTAGGAACTGGAGTAATTACTGCACCACCTTGTGGACCACTTGGTGTTAATCCAGAACTTGGATTTACGTTTGCTGCAATACCTTCTGCCGATGTGGCAGATGTTGTGTATGTGATTGTATTATCAAATCTAGGTCTAAAATCTAGCGTGTCTCGTAAATCAAACACTTCGCCAGTTACTTGAGAAGTATATACTGGAATCTCATAAGTGTGAATTGTAGCTTCTGTTGCACCAGTATCATCAACTGGATAAGAATCGACACAATAGAAGTTATAGTTTGTAACTGGATCTCCATTGTGTTCGAAATAGTCAAATACGACTACAAGTTTACTATTTGTTAGAGATAGGGATGAGGCTGCTTTCTTGACAATTCTGCAATTTGCATAAAAATTGTCCCTCTGTCCATTGTCGAAGATAAACTGATCTGCAACATCGTCTCCTGCCGAAACAACATCCTCTGCTGTGTCGTCATATGCACCAATGTAAACATGTTTTAATTTCCAGCCATCAGACACACCTAAAGAGTATGTGCCGTTAGCATTACCAGTATTAGTATTAATTACAATAACAGCATTTTCTTTTAATACTTTTCTTACAGGTTCTACATTAGTTGCACGAACTTTTGCGAGGACTTGTACTATTGCGGCAGTTGCTCCGGATGTTCCAGGTAAACTGATGGTTAATTGTGTTCCAGTATTTGTTACTACAAATCCTGAACCATTAAGATTTAAGATTGTGCCTGCGGCATAACTTACCGAATTGATAGTTGCAGCCTGAGTCAACGACAAGAAAAGATTGTCTGCAATTTCCGAAGCGGAAAGTGTTCCTATTGTATATGGAAATGACTCATATCCAGACACACTGACAACCACATCGTTTGTAGACGATGATATTGATGCTGAAAATTGTTTAGTATAATCAAAATCATTATTCTGATTAATACCAGGTTTTAATGTCTTCGTTGCTTTAGTTGGTAACCTAAATAGCAGCTTGTTAAATTTTGTTTCTTTTAATACTGCAATGCTGTTTTCCAACACAACGTCAGCATGACCATCAGCAGTGGTGTTATAGAATACTGATTTCACATTATCAAAATTCTTTGATGCATCCATAGAAATGTCATACAGATACATTCTATATTGAGCAGCAGCGGAACCTATTGTCCCACTTTCATGCTTAATATATCTAACTCTTGCTGTACCGATTTTATTTCCAGCGGCAGCATGTGCAGAATATGATCCACTAGATACTGCATTTGCTGCCGCATCGCGAAGTTGCACAGTATCTCCTGCGGCAACATCCCAATTTCCACACATATCGTCAACAAGAATATAACTACCATAAGCAGTCGCTACAACAGCACCGTCATCGATTCTAGACTCGATGCCTTTTAGAACTGGAATATATTGTGTAGTTGCAGTTTCAACCGCATATCCTTGGACATATGCCTTACCAGGTTCAATACCAACAGCAAGAAATTCTTCGTTTCCGCCAGACTCTGGATATTCCGGATTATATGGTAAATAACCACCATTAGAGCCATCATCTAGATGTTCTCTAAGACGAATTGGAAATGCCTTTACAGTATAATTACCAGATTCATCATAAGTTCTTTTTGCAAGATTTTTTCCAATTACGCTATAGATTTTATCTTCTGTTTGTGTAGTATAAATCTGACCCCTTCTGATTTCTAGATACAATCTAAAATCTTCTGGAGCTTGAACTGTATATGCATACTTCCTTAAAACTGGTGTGGCAACATATCTGTCTGCGCCAGGAGCTGAATAGTTAAACGAGCCTCTAGCTGGATCCAATAGAGTATTATCTGCTTCAGAATCAACAATTGTTTCGCTTAGTTCAAAACCTACTTTGTAAGAAGGTAAAGTTCCATATTTGTCCAGAGGTAAGGTTGTCTGTGTAAATTCTACGAACTTGCCGTCCATATAGACTACGCCAGAACCAACAGTGACGAATGAACCTTTACCGATTACAGCGTCATCTTCCGCTACAACGAAAGTATCTCCAATAAGACTTTCTGTTTCGGAAGCTACAACGAGAAGGATTTCTCCTCTTCTGAAAAATGTATTTTGTGTTTCGCCGTCACCAGTCAAATATCTTAGATAGATTGTGTTATAATCTGGAGCAGATCCCTCATCTCCGGTAATGACATTTAAAATTTCGGCCTGAATGCTTGTGGTTTGACCCACAAGTTTGCATCCCACATATGCTGAAAGATCAGTGATTGTAATTCCTGAAGCATCGGCATCTTTAATCTTAGCAAAATCTCTGGAGGTATCTAATTGAAATGGACACCCGCTAATAACCGTGCCGTTTTTGAAAACGTGATTACCAAATTTTTCAATCTGATTTTGTAGCAGGGATTGTAATTGCGTAAGTTCTCTTGCCTGAACAGCAACGCCAGGTTTAAAAAGAATTTTACTGAATTTCTTAGCAATTGCATCTGCCGAATCGTCAAAATAAGGAGATACGTTTATGTCGAGTGCCATGCTTTATTTCTCTTTTAAAAATTAATTACAGTTCTAATTTTTTCAATTTGATCTTGTTCTCTAGAGATCGTCTTACGATTTTCAACATAGAGAATCTCACCAGAAACGTTAATAACATCGGGAACAGTAACACTATTTATAGTCAAATTATTAACGTTTGTTGTCTTATTGGATAGCAAACTGTTGGAATTTATGTGCGGAATATTTGGAAGAAGGTATACCAAATTCAAAGATTCTTTAATTTGTGCAACAATAAATCTACCACCAGTATTTGTCCAAATTTCATCGTCCATGTTGTATTGAGATACATCATCAACAGCTATAACGTAGCATGTTGTTCCTGTATCATCAGAAAAATTATTTCCATCTAAATCTAAAATATTTTTAACTATACCTAATTGTCTATAATCGTTATTTAAGAAATAGTCTGAAGTATTATTTGTTAAGTTTACCGAAATACAGATTGTTGTTGCCTGTAACTCTTTGATTGCATTTGCTCCATGTCCATAATATGGAGAAATCGTAGCCTTTGCTGTTGCTCCTGTTCCTCCACCTAGCACATTAATAAATTCGATGTTTGCAAATGTATATCCTGTACCCTGATTTGTTACTACAACAGAATTAATTCTTCCATATTCGTCCACTTCGGCAACTGCTTCTGCTCCATCTCCGTCTCCAATTATAGAAACTAGAACGTCACCAACTGCATAGTTTTCGCCATGTTCAATAATCGATATTCTATCTACTGTGCCAGGAACAGCAGCAGCTTCAATATTCTCTTGTACCGAAGATGTTGGTAATGAGCCTAAACTGACAGCAAATTCTGCACCAGATCCTGTCCCATTATCTACAGCAGTGACGTAAGCAAATGAGTACCCGGATCCAGAAGTGACATTTACAGAGGTAATTTCTCCGTCTGTTATTGTACCGACAGTTACAGCACCACCGCTACCATCTCCATGCACGATTAATGTTGGAGGATTAGAACTTACGTATCCAGATCCACCGCTAACAATTGTAACATCATCGATATATCCATTAATATCGTATAGGGGAACGCCAACTCCTGCCATCTTACGAACTGGAATATAATCTGGAGTTAGAAACTTCAGTTCATCGGAAGCCTCTAGAGTGAACATATATTTCCAAATATAGCCATCTGGCAAAATGAAAGATCCAGAAACATCTTCGTTTGCTGGCTTATATAAGCTAGGAGATCCAGAATTATTGTCTAAGCACTTATATACTCTATTATCAGTAGTTAGAACATAAAAATTCTTTTCTGACAAATCAACATCGTCTTCGTATTGATCATAAACGGTATTTTCTATCCAATCGATTCTCCGAATCATTTGGACAACATCAGAGGCCTGCACTCTTTTAACAAACATCATATTTCTATGAGTTTGTCCACTGTAATATTCAGTGTCTACCGGAATTTCGGCATCAGGCTCATCATCCCAAGTTGTGGTTTTACCCACAAAGATATAAAAGTAATCATACTCGTTCGCAACATCGCGATAAAAACTTCTCGCGAGTTCCTGATGAGCCTGTGTTCTAAGTAATAAGGCCACAATAAGTCCTTAATTATTCTACGGTAACTGTCCAAGTAATAGTCATTGAGTCTCCAGCAGCCTTATTGATTACGCTAAAGACTGTGCGACAAAGCATGGTTCCATTTGTTGACGCATTGAAGACTCCGGCTTCTGTGACTGCACCTGTTCCCGAGCCTGCTGGGAAAGATGCAACATATGTAACGGTGTTGTCTGAGGCAGAACCACCAGAAACAGTAAGTGCTACTCTAGAACCCAAAGGCGATTGGAGCGCGGTGTCGCCAGATGCGGCCGCAGTAGTACCTGAGCCAAGACCCATGTGCGACATCACGTTGGCGGATGTGCCAGTCATGCGAGACGCAATGAAATCTAAGCCTGTGTCAACTACTAGGTTTTTGACTTCTTCGGAATGCTTAATATTACCGTTTTCGTCAGTAAGAACGATAGCTAGTTTACCTGTTGCTACCAAATTATTGCTAAGTTTCATAGAATTTACCTTCTTCTTGTGTTAAAATGTGTACTCTCTGCCGACATAATCTGCGGCAGCATATGTTTCAGACCAGTAATCTTGTATATTTATAACACCAGATTCACTGGTTACAGCGGCATGGTGTGCTAATTTTTCATATCCTACTGTAGAGTTATCTGTTGCGGCGGTATTTTCTTGCTGAGATGTATTCTCAACAACACTATTAATACTGTCACTGACAGTAACAATATCTGAAGGTCTAGGATTTGGAACTACATCTGCGGAATCAGAAGCAGAAACAATTTCAGAGAAACTCTTACTTATGGAAAATGCCGCGCTATCAGAGGTATTTGTAGTTTCTGCATCTAATTCTTGACCCTGAGTAATCATAAGTTCGGATGTCGTATATACCACATCAATAATACTCTTATTGAAAACTACATCTAGTGTTTCAATAGGAACAATCACATCTGTAAGATTCTTACCGACATTAGAAGCCAAATTGTCAGTGCTTGAGATTAATTCTGAGTCCGCAGATTTGTTGAAGGCTATAGCAACATTCTCAATTGTGGTTGCTGAATCTTCAAGAGTCTTAACAAAGTCAATAGAGAATTGCTCACCCGTATTAATTATCTCATCACGGAAAATATACTCATGAACAGGCATACGAAGAATATTAAAGTCGGACTTGAACGATAACGTGGACCTTACCAACAGTTCTCCAAAAACTGCCATACCAGTTGGGTGAACAGTTTCTTTAACTAAATTCATCCAATTAATTGATGACGTTTTTGAACGAATTACATACGAATAATTCTGATAATAGTAATTGTCTTGCAGCTTATTGACATCAGATAAGAAACCCTTTCGATTTGTAGGTCTTCCATCTTTTTCAAAAATTCCACCAGTACGAAGTTGTAACGTGAGAGTTCCGTTTCCGGTATTTGACAAAACCTCTACTGTCGCATATTCTGCACCCCATAGTCTACCAGGATTAAAGATACTTACTGCTGTTGGTGCACCATTGGAATCTATAGCGTTAATTTTAATACTAGCTTTATTGTCTATACCAATTCGAACATAATCACTTGCAAAATAATTTAATGCAGAATCTCTATAAATTATAGTATATGATCCAACACTTCCCAATTCATTAACGGGATATATTTCATTAACTTTAAATCCATATGGAGAAGTTCCTGAGACATCTAAAATAGAAATCTCAGATAATACTCTTGAAAGATATCCATATTTTGTTACTGGATCATCAGCAAGATATAGATACGTCTCAATATCCTGATTGTTAAATTGTACTAGTGTTGTGGAATCATAATTTTGTCCACTATCTAGAATTTCAATGTGACTAATTCCACCCGCATCATCTAAAATTGCTTTGCCTGTGGCGCCTGATCCTACACCTTCTGTGTAGAAACTGACAATTGGTGAGGCATAATAACCGCTACCTTTGGAATCCAAAGCACTCAGAAATCTTTGAGTTTCTGTTCCATATGAAGTAAAGTTTATAAAGTATTCTTTACTTAGAATGTGATAATCGTTTGCCGCAGATGAAGTAAAGTTTATTTCATTATATGGAGATATTGTTGTATAAGGCTGACTATCATTATCATCTTCTTCATTTAATTTGTTTGCAAGATAACCGGACTCAACATATCTGGGATCTGAATCAATGAGAGTCTGCGCCAGCTTAATTGTATTAGCATCAATTTTAATGACATAATAAACCGCACGGTGAGTTAATCCACCTAGTGGAGCATATGCGTTTTGATACACGACTAAATCACCGGTAATATATTGGTGATTCGGTAAAGTTATTGTATTTTCTGCAAAATCAACACTGCTAGTTTTAAAAAACGTTTTCGAACTAGTTGCGTTTAATGTAGATTTGCTGCCATAAAGTCGAATATTATCGGCATCCAAAACTTTCACATAATAGTGTCTGTATGGTATTAATCCACCAATAGCAGTTCCACCCTGAGGATCATATATTACAACATCGCCATTGGAAAAAGAATGTGATGTTAGCTGTATAATACCAAAATTTAGTCCTATTCCAGTTTCTGTAGGATCAAATTCAAAAGAATTATCTAGAGGATTACCAGTTACCGCTACAATTTGTCCATCAACTACTAATGGTTGACCAGATGCGCCAAATCCTGGTAACAAAATATCAGTAAAATCCAAGTCTTCAATTGTTAATTCATATGTTGGAATAGCTTCATACGCAATCTTAGATACCGCACCAACTCTAGCATTATAAACTTCAGATAGTCTTACTGTTCCAACATCTTTTACTGATTTAATTTTAATATATTTACCCAGCAAATCAAATACGTTGCCTGGAGTATTTTCATTTTGAAGAACTTTTATTTTTTTATCTTTGACCCAAGTTCCATCAGATGCTTTAAGAATATATTCTGATGGATAAATTACTTTTGGAGTATCATTAAAAAATACTCTGAATAAAAATTCAATAGATTTTTCGGATCCTTTCGCTTCGTAAAATTCTCTAATAAACTTGATTAGAGTTCTTTTATTTACCAAAGAATTGTCTGGGAACATTTGAAGAAATTGTTCTCCAAATGACGGTAAGAATAAATCTAGAGTTTTATTAATATCCGACCAAGTGGCAGCATTTAATAATAGACCATTTGCTTGGTCGTCTTGATCAAGAAATTCGTAATACTTTTCCAGGAAAAGAACAAATTGAGGGTAATCTTGCCTTATATGTAAAGGCAATTGACTAGAAATTAGATATGCTAATGAGTTCTTAAAGCTCATTATCTATTAGTCCCAAAAACAGAAATTGTAATACCTTTGATATGCCCAGCAACCGAGTTGTATTCAGAGCTATCTTTTGCTATTACAGAATTTTTACTAGGTAAAGCAAATGTTGCGCCTGTTGTTGATTCGGTCACATTTATAGGTCTAACGATGATATCTGGAGAAGTTTCCAAGCACTTGGCATATAATCTAAAATCAACAGCATTTCCAGATAGACTTTGAATCGATAGGCTGGGTAAAGAAATTAAACCTTCAGCGTAATTAACTGTGCCTGCACTATCAGAAACAACAATATCTCCATCTACCAAGTACATAGAAACGATTCCAACGGATTCTTCTGTATATTCATCGCGCAAATATACTTGTTTAATTTGTCCACCCGGTAAATAAGTGTAGAATTTACTTGAGCGAACAGAACCAGGTCTTAATTCGGTATTAAATTTACTATCGATAACATTTTTTTCATTTAAATAAACATCATATCTTTTATTTAATGTGACTTCCATATTCACACTATATAACGAACTTGTTGTGTTTAAAATTAATTCTAGTAATTCCGAATAATAAAAATTCTTTTTATTTTTTGTATTGTCTTGATTAGTAAAATAATCAGTTATTTGTTGATCAATATAATTTTTAACTTGCGCCGGAGTCATAGTAGATTTTTTAGTATCGTACTTTGCAGTAACATCTAAACTTAAATAGGTGTATTCCGGATCAACAAAAACTGGTTGAATTCCTACCACACCTCTAGGTTTAATAATATCATTTATAATATTATTTTTATCTTGTGTAGTAATAAATGATCCTGATAATGGTTCAATAGAAATGAATACCTTACCATAAATTGGAGGGTCGTTATCTTCACCACCCCAAACAGTAATAGAATTGATGTTTGAATACCTTGCCTTAATCAGTGCAGTGTAGTCATCAGAAGTTACGGCTCTATTTTTTGTGGCATTAAATTTTGGCGCATTTACTCGAATTGAATCTAACGATTGTGCTTCGGCACCACCGGAAGATTCTGTAACATTAATAGTAACAGTTTCTCCAGTGCCCGTAATTGATCCGCCTAGGGCTAGAGATTTTACACCATTAGCCACAGAACCAGAACTAACGTGATATGTAACAAAGATGATGTTACCTGCCTCTAACTGTTTGCCTAAAATTCCATCACCAAATCTAAGTTCGTGAGTTCCGTCTCCAGATTCCTCAATAAAATATACTAACGAATCCGATTTAACGTCTAGGATATTATCTGCTTCAACATACTTTTCAAAAACAACTTCCGATGGACCTTTTTGAATATAAACTTCAACAGTTGTAGTGTCTACATTTTTATTTGCTAACGAAAATGGTCCAGAAAGAGTTGATGAGGTTACGTTAAATGACTGAGATGCTCTTTTACCCTCAACAAACTGTACAGAAAAGGTAAATGTGCCATCTACTCTATCGGCATAGGCATCTTCAGTGACATAAAACGTGTACTGACCGGTATCATTAGACCCTCTAAATTGTGTAGTCTTACTGATTGATGCAATATTACTTGTATATCCCGCAGCTGGCGTAACAGTAATTGTGGCATTTGCCCTAGCTGATCTGGTTGATGTGGGCATATATCCTAGAGATTTCGCGATGGAAACCGCAGATGATCTCTTAATGGCACTATCAATAAACATTTCGTTTGCAAGCATTGTTGCCAATACTGCATTATAATGCGTATTGTATGCTAACAAATCGACAATAGTTGACAATGCAGAACCATCAAAATTGTAATCAGCAAACTCTTCTTGCTGAGACAAGAATAGTTTTAAGTTTGCCTTGATGGTATCGAAATTTAAATCAGATACATTTAGTTGTGCCATATTATCTGCTTCTACTTAAAATTGTTGTTACTTTTAGTAAGTCCGGTATACCAAAAACATAAAACGACACGGTTACAGAAAATGCATTATCATCATATAATGGAACAACTTCCACGACATGCTCACGAACCCTAGGCTCATACTGATTAATCAACAATTCTACTTGAAGTTGTATTGCGTTTCCTGTAATCTGATCTAAATTTTCAAAGAGCAACTTATAAATGGGAGATCCCAAATTTGGTTGAAACGGTCTTTCATAATATTGAGTTAATATTAAATTTCTTAAAGACTGCTTTACCGCGTTAACATCATACTTTTTTGCCACATCCCCACTAACTGGGTTTGCAGTAAAACTCAGATCGATGTCCGAATATATTTTGGTTTTAATCTTCGTAGCCATGCTCTATTTATGTACCTTTTTACGCTCTTAGTCCAGGAAGTTGTACAAATCCTTGCATATTTGCGGAAACTCCGCTTCTTACGGTACTATCGTTATACATGGTAAACTTCTGATATCTTGGTTGATATGTTGGTGGATAGTACACCCCGATATGCACCCAAGGATTATTAGTTCTTCTGGCAGGAGCAAATTCTAAAATAATCTGGTCGTGCGGAATATTGAGTCTTGCAATCTTTTCCGCAGCCTGAATAGTTCTAGCTTGGCTATAACCACAACCAATAAACTGCAAGTCTGCGGCTAATCCAGACAAGTGGGCAGAGGTTGATGATCCGCCTCTAGGAACATCATTTCTATAACAGCTACTTACCACAAGTTGTGGTCCAAATTCTCTTCTAATTGGATCCAAACACAGTACAGCAAGTTCTCTTAGATTGCGAATAATGTCAAATGGACCATAAGTTTTTCCATTAGGATATCTTATTGTAGTAAGTCTCTTGCCTTTAGTAAGATCCTTCAATTTGAAATATTTCGAAATTTGGAAATTACCGTAAGAGTTTGGATCTCCCTGCGTTGGTAATGGAGGCAAAGGATGGCCGTCCATGTCAACGTTTGTGGGTCTTACTCCAGGTCTACTATTAAACGGACCAGCTTCTGCGCCTGGTGTATAGTTTTGATCCGATTCTGGATAACTACTATCTCCTGATGGATTTGAATTGTTCATACAATTTGGATCATCCATTACGGCAGAACCGGACTCTGAAATATCGCCGCCATCGTTTGCCATACCAGGGGCTGCGCCATCGTGTGCGTTTGATCCGCCGCTGCCACCTGAAGATTGACCGCCGCCTCTGCCAGAAGATTGTCCTCCGGCAATACCTTCTGAGACTGGCGCTGCGGCTATTGACACTGGACTATCAACTGGTACCGTAACTGCCTGTTCCGCAACAACAGCAAGTTCTGGCTCGCTTGCTGGATCCGCAGAGTTTGCAGATGCCGCGGCCGTAGCTGAAGCTGGAGAAACTGGACTTGCACTACCTTTAATGTTTGTTGTGTCGTCAGTTGAATTATGAGTACCTTTAAGGTTTGTTGTTGTCGCATTAAGTGTAGATACGTCAATAGTCGGCGCACTAAATTTAGACGATGCGACTTCTGGTGCCTTAAGATTAATGTTACCCGCACCCTCAACATTTACCGCTGCACCAGACTTGACGTTTGTGGCTGCCGCTGAATTGACGTTTACCGCATTTGCAGACTTAACGTTGATTGAATCCGTAGCTTCCGCATTAATAACATTCGCAGACTTGATGTTTGTAGCAGCCAGAGATTCTGTATTGACAGATCCGCCAGCCTTGACATTTGTATTACCTAGAGACTCAATATTAGTATGAGTTCCAGATTTAGAGTTGATAGTTTTTGCTGCCTTAAGTAATGCGTCTCCGTCTGTAGAAGTATTAATGTCTCCCACAGATGTTAGATATGTTTTACCAGCAACCTTGGTATGATGATCGCCCTTTGTGGTTACCTTATATCCAGAAGACGCTATTTGATTGATAGTTCCATCAACATTTGTATTGAAGTTTGATGGAGTATGCATCTCAATATTACCCTTATTTTCTAAGGAAAACACACCCTCATTTCGCATAAAGATTCCATTACCTGCGGCAATCGACAATGCGCCACCAACATTCAAGTTAAAGTCATTATGGACATCCATGCTAACTTTACCATTCATGGTAAGATTTGCATTACCCATGACAATAATATTGCACTCGCCACCAACATGAACTGATGCTTTACCTTCAATTGAAATGTATCCATCGTTATCGACAATCGTATATCCATCGCCGACAATACGAGTTACTTTTGTTCCATCTGGTCCAATCTCATCGAACGTTCCTGATCGATGTGCAAAATGTACACGTTCTGCTCCGGGAGTATCATCCCATTCCATAACGTGGCCTGATTCTGTACCCATAACTTTATTATATGGATATTCTGCTGCATATGGTGAATCTGGTTGTGACCAAGATCCACCATGTCTACCCGCTTTTGGAACATCTCTCCTCTTTGTCGCATTCTTTGCTGCTGGAGATGATCCTTTACCAAGAGTATCATGAACGTCACTTACTGGACTTTTCTGAATATGCTGAGAATTTACACCAACAGCCAGAGGGTTAGTATCTGGTTTATTATTTAAAGATGGTTTTGGATATTGACCACCGGGGTCTTTAAAACCAGCAGTGGGCGATTGTCTATCAGGACGCAAAGTAGATTCATTTGATGGAAGATTGTCTGCGTTCTCTGGAGCACTATTTGTATTAATTGGCGCCGCATCATTTGCTGGGTGGCAAACCACAGAAGAATCGACTCTATTAAGAGTTTCAATTTCGCCAACAATTGGAGGAGAAACTCGCTCGACTGTCTTATCCACAGTGACGAATCCATGTTGATCTTCAGTAATTGTTGTTGTGATTTTAGAACCATCACCATACTTTTCTACGACTGTAGTTACAGTTGATCCATCAGGATTTGCAACACTAGGTTCCTGAGTTGCAACTGGTGTATTATTACTAAAGGTCTTCTTTACTTTTTCTAGATTTGTTGTCCAGTCACCAGGAATAGCTTGTCTGGCGGAATCTAAATCTTTAGAGATTTGGGTGTCTTCACCTGGAGTTTCAGAATCAATTTTAAATTGGTTTAAAGTTTTATACGCATTGTTATTAACTTCAGCTAAAACTAAATCTAATCTTTTATCAGTATTTAATTCCGATATGTATGCTCGAATTTCATCAACTATAGCCGATACAGAGGTGTTATTACTTAATGAAAGATTGTCTTGCTGTGAAGTTAGAACGAATGTATATACTTTATTTCTAAGTCCATATACAATATTATACGAACCGATGGTAACTTCTTTGTTATATACTGCCTGTTTATTTGGATTATTAGCAAGCCTTTCTTGTTTTATAGCTCCATCAATCGCAGCAATAAACAGTTTGTAAGGTAACGTATTGGTTTCTGTCTTTTCAATATTTGCAACAACAGAAATATTAATTCCCTTCACAGAAAGATATGCTACACCACCAGATGCTTGCCACAGATAAGATACCTTAACTGAACCATAAGTCTTTTCAATAGGGTTTGGATCTGTTGGTGGAGTTGATGGTTCGCCACCAGTAATCGCTGCAATTTTTGAACCAGGTAAAACTGGAACAGCTTTAGCAGAATTTGTTCCCGTTGCTGGAAGTTCTGGAATATTTGCTGGCGTCACTGGCAAATAAGAAGAAATTACATTTCCAGTTTCGGACGCCGCTGTAGTTCCTCCTGGCAATGCAGTTGCTAAGGTTGCAGACACATTGTTTGCGGCATCTGCAAGAGTGGCATCAACTGCGCCAAGTGAATTTGCTAATGCACCCTGCGCGTTTCCGGCTATTGACATACCAGAAGTGGAGATGCTGGCTGCTGATCCAGAAACGCTTCTAATTGCCGAGGCACCTAAAGCCTCAGCAGCGGCAACAGCATCTTTAGCTGAAGTTGTTAATGCGGTAAGGTCTGAACCAAGATTTTTTGTAGCCCCACCTACAGTAGAAGATACCATCGAAGAAGCCGCAGAAGTTGCAGAAGACTTCAATGAATCTAAGCTGGCTGTTCCAGGTTTACTTAATAGTTGTGCTTTGTCTGTGCCAACAGAAAGAAGTGCAGAAGATTTTGCTTGGGTAAATGCATCAAGCATTCCTTTTTCCGCACCTGTGCTTTCAATTAATTTCATATTCAAAGCTGGCACAGCAGAACCAACATTACCTAAAGACGATGATGTTTCAGCAAGTTTGTCTGCAATTTTCTTAGGATCTGATTCTCCTTTTATGGCAGCCGCAAGTAATGCAGTAGAACCTGGAGGACATAAACCTCTGCGATTTAACTCGTTGACAACAGCGGTATTAGGATCACAAGCTAATCCCATACCACTCTTCAAAGATTCGCCAATAAAACTTATAGATTCAGGACTGACTTCCCCAGAGGCTTCAATTGCACCAACCGCTGTTCCACATGCCTCAGTTGTCATACTCTCAACAGAATTGGCAAGATCAACAATCTTTTTAGAAATTGCACTTGGACTTTTTAGTTTTGCAGTCTCATCTGCAATTGATCCCAAATTAGGTGAGGCAAGTGCGGATGTTACACTGGTGCCCACTGAACTTAATGAGTCTAATGAATAGCCAGTAACTTCTTTGGTTGCTGCATCTAAACTTTTTACTGGAGATGTAGTTCCACTTAATGCGGAACTAATGCTAGATACTTTGTTTAGGGCAGCCTTTGCTGGAGCAGTTAATGATGCTGAAGCGGCAAGTTGTTTCTTTGCAGAGTCGATTTGTGAAATTTTCGATTTAATAGATTCTGCGGCAATACCAAGTCCAGCATTAAGAATGCTTCCGGTCGATCTTGGAATAATACCAGAACTAACAAGTCCAGAAATTACACCAGGCAAATTTTTATTTGAGATAATATTTGCTAAAGTAGATGATGTATCTAGAAATAATTTTGGACTTACTTGAGTGGTTGGTTTTCTTTCTCCAGGACGAATAATTACATTCTGCGAGGATATCTCTCTAGGAATTTCCGCAACAGAATTCCATCCTAAATCATACCAATACTTGGTATTGATGCCATCGGCGTTTGTTTTGATTGTACCCGATGCATATGAAATAGCGGCATCAGAGTTCTCAATTAGTCCAAGAGATAGTAATCCCGCCAAAGTCTTTTTATCAGTGGAAGTGTTTACTGTCTTTGCATACAATAATTTCTTATAAACATTTTCCATGATATTAAATGCTAACTCATCTTGTAACTTTTCGTCAGTTACAATTTCTGATGCATTTCTAAAAACGCAAGGATATACTGGAGGAATAGGATTATATAAAAAGAAATACTGAATATTATTTGCAGACTCTCTTTTGAAAGGAGCTACATCATAATCCGCACCAGATCTCTCTGAGATTACCTCTGCATATGTTTTGTACCTATCAGCAGGTCCAGATTTTGCTGGATTGCTATTCATTGCAAGTTCCGCCCAATGAAGCACATCTTTAGATATAAACCCAATATCACCTAATTGCGATATTGTAAGTCTATATGCACCGTACTCACCGCGGCTGTGAATTTTCTTAAATAAACTTCTGCTGCCAGATACTGGATATTTTTCTGCTACTGCACCTCTAATAGAATTTAAAATTTTAGCAACATCATCTTTAGTTAGTTTTCCAATAACTGTTTTTTGTTTTGGAAATGATGTGGGTGAAGTAGAATAATTTCTCTGGCTCTGCGCCAAACTTGTTGTTGATAGTACGGCATCAAATGCTTGACCCAAAATTCTTGATGTTCTTGTGTCCAATCCAGCAATCTGCATTGCGCCAGCAGCCATAGAACCAAAATCATTTTTTGATTTTGCTTGTAAAATTTGTGCCGACAATCGCAAGAGTTTTGCTTCATCATTAGTAATTACATTTAAGGATTTCAAATTTGCAATAATCGATGACACGGATCCAGGACGATTGATATTCGTAGAAGCCATACCAATAGCTACGGCTTTTCTTAACTTGTTTCCATCGGATCTACTTAAAATTCCGGATGTTGTTAATCCAGTAACAACATCACCAATTCTAGGTGTCTGTCCTTTTTCTAAAGAATCTGCAATTCTAAGACCACTAGTTAAAGCTCTAGCTTGATTAGTATCGATAACTCTTGCTTGCTGTGCAATCCTAACAATAGCCGTTAAATCGGGGGCTTTACCCGTTTTAATAGTTCTTGTTACAGATGTGATTAATTGTCTAGACTGTAATAGTGACATCACTATGCTCCATATTTCTGCTTATATCTCTGAAATGCTGCATTTCGCTCATCAAGTGCGTTTGTGCCACCATTAACAGCCCTAGTTACTGCGAGAATATCACCCCATTTGTTTCCTCTATCTAGGTATGATTTTTCTCTTTGGAAATACCACAAACATGTTTGCGCGGCAATTTCCTTCGTCTCAACTAATTCTGGTTGAGATACCAAATCTTTACCTATAAATCTTCCTGCTCTATTATAATTGTTTTTCCAAGTTAATTGGACATAACCCCTACCTTTATATTTTGCGCCATCACCGATTTGTGTATTTCCGTTCTGCGCTGCATCTCTTCTACGATCTGGATCGTATCTTCTAAAATAGTCTGGAGGTCCCATTTCTCTTAGTGTTCTAAATCTGTCAGATTCTACATAACATTGAGCCATAATTGCGGCTTTACAAACTGGGCCCCAATTTCTAAATGCTCTAGGACCATTTTGGTCTAAGAATTGTTCCAAGTACGACTCTAATCCTGCGGCATTACCAGACGGAACAACATAGCTTCCTCCACTACTCTGATAATCTCCGCCTGGGTTAGTGGTATCTCCAGAAGTAGGATTACAGTTATTCTCACTTAGTCCACCAGGAACAGCGCCGACTGTCCCAAAAATCATGGGATGTTGAGCGTCTGAGCCGTCAGCAAAAAATCCAATTACCCAAGTTCCAGTAACTACACCATTTGGTGAAGTACCGACACCGCCAACTCCCGCACTGTTGATAGGCATAATGGGCATAGCCCAAGGCAAATCTCCAGTCGGAAGCATCTCGGTATCATCAACGTGATACCCCATAATTCTAACTCTACACCTGCCCATACGAAGTGGATCATCTCTGTCTTCCACAACACCAAACCACCAGTAAAACTGGGCAACATTATCAGTTGTTCTATTATCCATAGCCATATTTTAATTTCCAGTTTGTGTCGTTGGTGGAACAGTAGTTTGTGGCGTAGTTGAGGTAGTATTTGTACCCATCTGCGCTTCAGTAACCAATGCTGTTACCAAAGAATCCTTAGCTATTTCCATGTTCATCGTATGTCTAAGTTTTGTAATTTGATGATGAATTGCAGTTATAATATAAAATCCACTGATGTACTTATCATAGAAATCTTCGTCTCTCATATCAACCGTCTTAGACTTAACGGATGGATATTTAAACTCAACAATTTTACCAACGTGCATATCTGTTCTTCCCGGAACTTGAATGCTTAACTTTAATGTATTTACATCAAGAAATAAACTGTTTCTGTTTTGAACAAACATTTCTGGATGCAAATTCATAAGTTTGTCATCTTTATTATCTGTTACACCCGGATGAATAGTTTTAATAAACATTTTACTGTTTGCCGATCTCATGATGTTTGGCGGAAATACAGTATTTAATTTTGCTCTAGCTTCATCCTTTGCAAATTTTCCGTCAGTATTTTTTGAATAGTCTTCAATATGTGTATATGAGTCTGCCTCAATACCATGATCGTAAATATTTTGGGTAACCTCTTTCTTTACCATATCAAAGGTATATAACATACTCGTATAATGTCCAGTATCTTGTCCCTGAAGCATATCTAGTTGAGTTAAAAATTTTACCTTTTCAACTTTACCAAATGAAGATACCAGGGCAGCAAATGTATTTCTTTCTCCATGAGTTTTGGACATGTAGATATATGATCCACCAAAAGAACCAGCTTCCATTTGAGTAGAAATTAAATTCTCTATGGAAGTAAAATAAAACGAATGTAATGTCTCAAAGAATAAGAATGTTGGAGACTTACTTGTCCCACCAATACTTCTAGTAGCAATATAATTTAAACACTGGAACGGAGTCCAAAAAGCTGGAACAAACGAAACATTTGATTCATGAGGAGTATCACCTACAACCAAAGCCGTCTTATCACCATCTCCAGGAACAATAGTGCTAGTGAAATATCTTGGTTGAGCAATTCGCTCAGTATATATTTTCTCTACCAACTCATCTGTTCTACCTTCAATCTTTTCTGATATAAAAGATACGTTGTCCATGGCAGCTTCAAGAGACATAAACTTTAATATATAAACTTGTTCTTTATCTCCGTTGGTAAGCATTCGGTTCTTTACGCCATAGGTTACAAACGATTTTTGGATTTTAGATACGAAATCTATTCCCTCACTCGCTTGACCTGGAGTGGTACATTCAATAGAAACAATTTCATTTCCCATAATGGGAATTGACGAAATTAAATTTATAGTATCTCTGAGTACAAGATCGCCATGTAATGCATTGCCAAATAAATCTTCGTAGATATTAATTTCAACAACAAAGTTTGTAATATCTGCCGATTGAGAGGCGCCCGTAATCCAAACTTGCTTGATGATTACGTCACCAGCATTTACTAAGCCTCCAATTACTGGACCTGGAGAAGAAGTTTCAGCCATAAATTATCTTACAATTAGTTGATTATATAAAGAAACAAAATCGCTTAAATAAGCAGGATGTAACATTTGGATTTCTCGTTTAGCATTATTTAAATCTTCTTCATATGAATAATTTGATATTGCAGTCTTTACACCATCAGTGTAATCTGCGTCAACAATTACACCCTCATCATTGATATAATGATGTGTTTCATATAAATTTTCTAATCCATCATATTTTAACTTGCAGTATTCAACAAGTTCGCGTTCGCTTTTTGGCCATTCTTCTCGCACATCTATAATATTATTAACAACTAGAATTACCCAATGATAAAACGGATTTTCATAATACTTATGTGCAATTTGTTCTGGCGTAAAATTGTCTGGAATAGTTATTGTTTCTAGTAAAGTATAATCTTTCACACTAGTCTTGGCATAAACTCTACGAAAAATGTCGGTAACTAGTACAAAATTACCGTCAATATTTGCTAGTTGTTTTGGATATGAATTAAAAAGAGACATTAGAATCCTGCCTCCACTCTTTGAGTTGTAAGGGTTTCGAGTTCTGAGAACGATAGTTTTAATGTTGCTTCAGTTGGCATACCATCTGTGCCTTGAAAGAACTGTAGTCCATCTCCACCATATTCAACTTCCATACCTACCAATGCACAGTTTGACATCTTTCTGATAAATGCATTCTCTCTTCCTTTATAATAAAGAACAATCAGAAATTCTGACGGATATACTAAATATAACCCATTATTTTTTGCAGTGGGGTGCATATGAACCGTAAAAGTTTTCAATATTCCATCTGAACCAAAAATCGATTCTGCTTCGGCTCTATTTTTTGGAGCAAATTTATATTCAAATGTGAATGTTCTAAAGTCCATATTTTTAAAGAGTTGCTCTTTATATGGATTTTCAACTTTCTTAGTTCCCGCTTCCATAGCAGCCTGCATTTTTGGTCCACCTAATGCTGCGGCAGCTTTTCGAATTCCATATACGCCTAAATCACCACCGCCTTCCATAATATTAGATAAACTACCAGACATATTTGTATTGCCGGCACCCATTGCGCCAACTAATGCACCAAGATCGGCAGTATCATAATTTGCACTATATTTTTGAGAAATTGAATTGTGTATTCCTAAACAGATGCTTCTTGATCCAAACATTAAGGTATTTGCTTGCTCTTCATCAACAGCCTGGGCAGCAAGAGCGCCAGCAACACCTCCTGCGGCAGTTCCAGCAACAACTTGACCGGCAGCTCTTGCAATACTAGAAACCGCACCAGTAATTTTTCCTGTTGTTTTGCCACCCTTCTGAGTCATAATATCACTCAGCTTCATTCCACCAACGGCTGTTATTGAGGCTTCAAGTCCTTTTTCGGCGCCGGCGGCTGCCATTGCAGCAGTTACATGATTTGGATCCATTCGCATTTGACCAGATTGATCAAACTCTTTAGTGGAGCCTTGAAAGGAAGCAATTCCTTCCGTAGTAGCCCCACGCCTTACGAGAGGAAAGAATGAAATCCAAGCAGGAAATTCGTCATTACCTAACTCAGCAGGATATCTAATAACTCTATTATCTGATGTTGAGGTAAGAGGTCTTTCGCCAATAACATTTGAACGATTAAACTTACCAGTATTTGTATTTGCCATGGGAAATAAATATCCTGATAGAACTTATGATCTTGGATTATTTATATGACATATACAACAGGTACCCTAAGGGGATTCTATAAAGTAGAGAATCCTAAGAAATATCTAGGAAATATTGAAAATGTGGTCTTTAGATCCAGTTGGGAACTAAAGTTTATGAAGTGGTGTGACAGTAATCCAAACATTCTAGAGTGGGGATCTGAAGAACTTGCAATACCGTATATCTCGCCAGTTGATAAAAGGGTGCATAGATATTTCGTAGATTTTTATATGAAGGTTAAAGATAATTCTGGTACGATTAGTAAGTATCTAGTTGAAATAAAACCATCTAAGTTTCTAGTTCCTCCAAAACAACCAAAAAGACAGACCAAACAATTCATCTCAGAGGTCGCAACCTATGCGACAAACCAGGCAAAGTGGAAATTTGCAGAGGAGTTTTGTAAGGATCAGGGCTGGAAATTTATTGTGCTTACAGAAAAAGAACTGGGAATTGTTGCATAAATATAGAAAGCACAACGAGGATTTATGGCCAATACTGTTTTTTCACAATTAAGAACTAATGCGGGAGATAAAGACAGGTCTCTCCAATGGTACATGCGTAATGTAAGGGCAGTTGTTGGCGCAAAACTAAAGCCAGCAGAAACCCTTAAATCAGACATTGGAAAGCTGGTTACAAATATCGATGTGGGATCAATGTATCTTTATTACTATGATCCAAAAACAAAAGATTCTTTACCTTTTTATGATACTTTTCCATTAGTGTTGCCCTTTTCGCCAGCTCCAGGTGGATTTTACGGCATGAATCTACACTATTTACCATATATGCTGAGGGCTAAGGTACTAGGCGAACTATTAAATTATACAGATAAAAACTTAACCGCAACAAGCAAAATCAAGATGTCTTATAATTTTCTTATGGGATTGTCTGTGGCAAATGAAATTAAACCTTGCATCAAGCGATACCTAACGTCTCATGTAAAATCCAGGTTTATGGAAATTAACCCCACAGATTGGAAAGCTACTATATTTTTACCAGTAGAATCGTTTGTTGGAGCAACCAAAGAACAAGTATTCAGACACTCTAGAGGCATGATCTAATGTCCACTCCAGCATTTAATACAGACAATTTTAGATCCGAAATGGCAACTAAAGATTTTGCCAGATCTCATAGATATGAGGTTCAGTTTTTTGCGCCTAGAATTGTGCAGACCGGAACAGAAGTCTTTAGACAATTCTCGTTATTTACCGAAGATGCGTTGATTCCAGGAACACTCTTAGGAACAAAACCAATTCGACTAAACAACATGAATTATCAGAGAGCAACAGCCATTGATTTTAACGGCGACTCTATTAGTTTTGGATTTGTTGTTGATTCCACCTGGTTGGTAAAAAATGTTTTTACAGATTGGATGGAAAAAATCGTAAATCCAATTGATAGAGAAGTTGCTTTTCCGGAAGACTACTATTCAGAAATCTTAATACATGCTCTGGATCAGAGTGATAATATTTTAGCGACTTGGAAACTATATGATGCATTTCCTAGATCAGTTGCACCCGTGCAAGTATCTTATGGAAATACTCAGATTGTGAGACTACCCGTGACTTTCACGTTTAGAAAGTGGACATTAGAATTTACAGCAAATGATCATGACTAGAGGATAATATAACATGGCTTTACCTACATTAAATACCCCAACCTTTAAAGTTCCTGTATATTCACAGAACAAAAAGGAATACGATTTTAGACCATTCTTAGTACGAGAAGAAAAAATTCTTCTAATGGCACAAGAGTCTGGTAATCCTAACGAGATGATTGAATCGATGCAGAATGCTATTACGTCATGCTCGGATGGCAAGGTAGACGGACATAAGTTGCCGTTTTTTGATTTGCAGAACATCTTCATTCAATTGAGAATCAATTCAATTGGTGCAGTAACAGATTTTGAGTTGATTTGTGGCGAATGCTCTAATCACACGCCAATAAAGTTGGATCTAAAAGAATTACAGTTAAAATTTGCGGAAGATCATAGCAATAAAGTTGCACTAACTCCAGAAGTTGGAGTTATTATGAATTATCCAACAGCAAAAATTTTAACAGATACTACCACGCCAGCATTTGATATTGTTGTGGATTGTGTGGACAAAATCTATAGCGGCGATGAAGTGTATGATGCTAAGGAAGAGGGTAGAGAAGAAGTTGTTAAATTTATTGAAAGTTTAACCAAAGAACAATTTGATATGATTATTAAGTTCTTCGAAACTACGCCTAGAATTGAAAAAGTAGTAGAATATACTTGTGGAAAATGTAATACAGATAACGTAGTTTTAATTGACGGTATTGAAAATTTTTTCGAATAGCCCTTTCTCATGATAACTTGATGAATTATTATAAGACCAACTTTGTTCTAATGCAAGAACACAAATATAGTTTGACAGAACTTGAAAATATGATGCCATGGGAAAGGGAAGTTTATGTGGGATTGCTTATGCAACACTTACACAAAAAAGCAGAAGATGCTAAAAAGTTAAATAGGTAATAAAAATGGCAGATGAACAAGTAGCCAAGAGTAATCTGGAAAAAGCAGCACAAAAGGCAAATCCTTTTGGAAAATCTGTTGCTCCAGAACAAAGACAGGAACAAATCAAGCGCGTAGAACATGCGACTGATATTAGGTCCATTGGTCTAACTGGCAATAAGGCACAAATTTCTGTCGCAAAAGATATGACGGCTGCACTGAAGGATACTGGTGCGGAATTTATTAAGGATTTAACTGAAGAAAATCAGAAACTTATTAAAGATATGGTTACCCAAATTGGTGGCCTATCTTCAAAATCAGCAAAGCAACAAGAAAAGTTTCTAGATAAAATTCTAGAAATGTCTGAAAAACTTATCGAAGAAGGTAAGAAGTCGGGTAATGAGAAATTACAAAAATTAGGCGAAAAGACAAATAAGTCCGCTGACCAAGAGAGAGCGCGACTAAAAGGAATGAATCTTCGCGGATCAGATGATAATAAAACAAACCGCGCGGCTAGAGATTTGTTTGACGTTGATATGGAATCAAAGCTCAAGACAAATCCAAAAGATAACACAAAAGAATTATATAATACAGAAAAGTGGCAAGAAAGAAAATTAAAAGAACGCGGTATCGAAGCCCAAGGAATTGGCTGGAAAAAGAAAGATGCCGAGGGTAAGTTTAGAAATCTTACCAAAGATCAGTTGCGCGAAGAAGTTAAAGATGTAAACAATAATACGATTGAAGGTAAAGTTAGGGGCGTAGCTAAGGTTGGATTTCAATCAACCAAGAATGTTCTAAAGGCTGCTGGTGGTGGATTTGTTCGTGGTCTTGCAGAACCTTTTGGATTTAAAGGAATAACCAATAGTTTAGATCAGAATAAACTTACAGATGAACAAAAACGAGACATCGATGCCGCTGAGAAGGATAATCCCGACTTACCTCAAGGAAAAATAAAACAAAGCGCGCCAGAAGATACTGGTGTAATTAGTAGCTTTGGTGAACAGGCTATTTCTCAGTTAAAAACTCTGTTGGAAGATTTAACCAAAAA